AAGTAATTCATTTTGCTTTCCCCCGTTTTTAAAATGTCCTGCTTTCTTACCTATATTATAGCATACGCGGTTAATAATGTCAAGGGTTATTTTAATAATATTTGCTTAATTGTTTTACCGTCTATGATTATATGCCTTGTTTGTCTTGCCCCTCGCCGTTGTTAATAGCAATGCTCTATATTCTTAATAGCAGTATGCAACAAAAAAGCACGCTGGCACGCGTGCTCTTTGGGCGGGTTATATTGGGGCGGATTTTAAGGATGGCTTATTTGAAATTGATTTGTATCAATACGCTCATCAATATCGCGTTAAATTTCCCGGTATCAAATGAGTATGCGCAACCGCCTCCAATGGTAAGATTCCAATCGCCCCAAAAATATTTTACTCCGCATCCGTATTTTTCAAGGTTTTTGAGATCATAGGAAAGACATACCAGCGATTTTTGATTGCTGGTATAACCCACGCGGAAATCAATATCCTTGTAACCGATGAGGCGCGATGTCAAACCGTTAACAAGCGCGTGATCGCTGAAATCGTATATAACCGATCCCTCAACATTTGGTATCTCTGCGCTGGCGCTGGCTACCAGCCCCGCAACAAGCATTGCCACAACAAGCATAACTCTTTTCATACCTTACCCCCGTTTATAAAATTTTTGTTCAGCAACGCCTCAATTGTGCGTTGCGTGTATTCATCGTTTTTGGCTTCGGCGCGCATAAACGCATCAATTAGGAACTTGATTTGCTCATCCTTTGCCATTATGATTTTGTCGCTTGATGCCTGCAAAAACTTGATAAGCCCCCAAACCCCTATAAAAAACGATCCCAAAAACGTAAACAATGCCCCTATTGTTGCCCCGTATTGCGTGAATATGCTTTTTATCATCCCGCTATCATTGCGATTTGATTGCTTTACATCGCGCCCGGCGGTTGCCGTGGTTGCCGTGTTCCTGCTATTGTCAACGCCTGCGATCCTTGCGCTGGCTTGCGCGATTGCTTGCGCTTGGGCTTGTAATGATGCCTTTATCTCGTTTTGTAGTGATATATTGGTATTTACATTTACCCGTATATCCGCCAGCGTATCCATTACCTTGTCAACCTTAACCCCGTTTTCCATCTGCATTTTAAGCAATTGCATATCGTTTTCAATTAGCGCCTTGTTACCGCCAAATAACCCGGCGCGGGCATCGCCAGCGCATAGCAGGGCAACAAGCCCCGCCATTATAAACATACCCTTGATTTTGTCAATAAGCGCCTTTGCATCATCAATAACGCCCAATGCCTTGATATATGCCCCGCGCAACGCCTCTGATAACGTATTCAACCGGGCTTTGAGTATGTCAAGCCCCGCCTTTATTTTTTCGCCTATTGCACTCATAATCCAACCCCCTCAAATACATCTATATACCCGGCTATATTCGCGCGCATACCAAACGGGCGCACTTTTATAAATGCTTGATCGCGGATTGCATCGGCTTTGGTAAGGGTATTGCTACCGCCCCCGCTTGCGCCAACGCTCAAAACCTCGTTAATGCACAATTCAATATGTATAACCCGGCTGGGATCGCTGGCGCTGGTATAGAATACAAAACAACCCGCGTAAGGGCTGGGCACGCGTTGCAAGGCAAACCGTTCCCAAATTTCCTGCGCCGTCAAATCCTCTTTGCGATGGATTTTGCCAACCGCCTGCAATACCTCGCAAGCAAACCCCGAACAATCAAACCCATCCGGGCTTGATCCGCCCCATTGATACCAATCACCGATAAACCGCATTGCGTAATCAATTGCAAATTGCCTTATATTCATTGTGCCCCCGCTTATGGTTTCGGATTCGTTATAGTGAACGTAATAACCGATGATGAAATATAGGCATCGTTTGTGCTATCGTTTAAGGTTATAAGCGTGTATATCATATAGAAAAACGCGCTATTATCAATAACCTCTGATAATGCCCCGCTATCCAATTCGCGCATCCCATCAGTATGCGAAATCGTGGTTGTTGTAAGCAATTCAATTGGAACTGATCCCGATCCGTCCTTTGCAATCTTATATATTGCCCACGATGCTGACGATGATGCATCCTCACGGTAAAAATAATGCTTGATATTGGTAAGGGTTGCGCCATCGGGTAACATAATTGGGGCGTGGAAAGCGTTTTGCCCTGCCGTTGTCGTTGTCATACGGTTAATGCTGGCGGTAACGCGCGCCGGGTTTTGGGGCAAATGCATCAGCGGTATTAACGCCCGGTAACGCGTGCCCGTGAAATCACTTGCATCAATTTGCGCCCCTGCTACAATAGGAACAACCATAAATTATACCCCTCAATTCGTTATTGTGATAACCACTTGTATCGTTAGCGTTTCCGCGTTGGTTTTGGTTTCGGTAATACTGCAATGCTCAAACAACGTGCCCGATGCAGGCGTTGCGCTGGCATCCTCGCCAAATAACCCTATTTCCGTAAGCGTGCCATTGCCCTCTGATGTCGTAAAAAACGTTGATATTGTTGATACCGCAAGCGTGCGCTCTCCCAATGTTACGGCTTTCCGGGTTAACTCTGTAAACATCGCCGTATCGGTTTTGGCGGGCGTGCCCGCGCCCGTTCCCAACGCGCAATAACTGATAAGCCCCTCGTTTGTCTTTGTGCCCTCGTTTATCAATCGCCGGGCTATGGCTTGCGCGCCTGCATCGGTTATAAGGTTATCGTATTCCCGCACGCGCCCGGTATTGCGCTCAATGTCGTGGAATATCATAACCACGTGCCCGGTAACTTTAACTGTATTCTGCAAATCCATATTTTGATACCGCCTCACCGTATTTATAAGGTTTTGCCCCGGTTGTTTTGGTAACCGTGCTGGCAATTGTTGCCGTTTCATCGGTTTTATTGGTTACATCCAGCGCCTCATCATCACGCGGTAATATTATTTTGTTGCTATCAAATAGATCCAGCAGGAAATCAGTATACTTTTTATTGCGCGTTCCAAAATTGATGGTATAAAGGAAACTATCAGCCCCTATTGCCGTTGCCGTTACGCGCTGGATGGTATAATACTCGTTGATATTGCGATCCGTTAACTGTATATGCAGGGTTTGCCCGGCTTTCCAGCCATCAAGCAAACTCGTAAACGTGCCCGCAACTACCGGGGTTGAATTTTTAAGCAATTCGGCGATGCCAAAATCCCGCGCCCCCGCCAGCGTATCAATTTCCTCGTTTATTATAATTTTTTCGTGTATCCCATCCCCGCCCTCAATTGCCTTAACCAGCGCCTGTGATGGCAAATCATCAACGCGCTCATTTATAGGCACGGCGTATTTATAACTCATTGCCACGCTCTCGCCCCCGACAAAGGTTTGATTATCAGCCCTTAAAACTTGTTCCGCGGTATTCAATAGGAAATCGTGCGCCCCCGCGGGATCGGCGTTTTCAATGCCCACGGTTTTTGCAACTCCGCCAACGGTAACGCTGAACGGGGCGCGGGGCGCGTATGCAATCATAAACTCGGTTTGCCCGGCAACCGCGGTAATGGGCGTTTGCGAATACAAGGATGATAAATAAACCCCGCCTTTAACAAATACTCGGTTTACCAATTGGCTTTTGTCAATGTCAAACGTTAACCCGTCAAAATCCGTGCCACTATCCAGCAATGCCACGGGCGCGGTATATGATTCCTGCGGAAAAAAGAAAAGGTTTTTATCATAATCAACATACCAATCCCATCCAATTAAATCGGCAAGGTATTGGATCGCCTCCTGCGGGTATTTGTAATTAAACTTTACGTAATTGATGGTTTTGGTTGATGCGCTGGTTGCGATCCCTGCCCCGGATATACCCGTTACGTAACTGTTGAGTATATCCATCAGTATCGTGAAAACGGTTTGGCTGGTATAGGTTTCAATTATCAAACGGCGGTTGAGATCGCTGGTATAATCCGAACACTCAACCGCGTAATAAAATTCATTACCGTCAAGGCGGGTTTCCGTTACCTTTTGCACGCGCCCGCCGAACATCTTACGGTTTGCGCTCATTATCGTTACCGTTTCCCAACCCACGGGCTGGATGCTGGGATGGCATATAATGCCAAATGTCGCGGTATCCGCCTCTTTTGTTAGCACGTTCTCAATATTCAAATCATAGGTTTCAAATAGGCGCGTTCCTATTCGGCAAAAACTATCACCGCCCCAATGGAACGTGCCCCATTTCTTTTGCCCCCATTTATACCGGGTATTTATTGGCATTACATCATCCCATTTTTATATTTATCGTTTATGGCGTTTTTACGCCCAATTGCAAACGTTATTGCACCCGCCAATATCAGCAACAACACGCACGCCGTTACCGCGGTAACAAAATTGGCTATATCCTGCAATATTGGATTTGGTAAACTCATAATGCCCCCCGTTTATTTTGATGATGCCTTTACTGTATAATCATCGGGCAACTCGCGATATTGTATATATTGCGCCGTTTGTTCATAGCAATTATGGCGCTGGTTGCGTATTGATATTATATCAATTGATGAAATCAATTGCGCGCATCCTCTATCAACTAATTTGTTTATTGTATCCCATTGCGTGCCCTTTGGCGTTATTGTTATCATTAAATATTTTCCTGTGGGCGATATTTTATAGGTTGTTAATCTGAACGGTTGCCCGGCAACGATTGCCAAATCCGCAACCTTATAACCGTAATTTTTAAGCGTGCTTTCGCTTATTACTTGGGTAACGCTGGCGCGTATAACTGCAAATGTATATGCGGTTTGTGCGCTGGCGCTTATGCTTAATGCAATCAATAAAAGTATTGTTTTAATCATTGGGTTTACGGTTATTACGGTATATATTTTTAATTTCATTTGCCGATAAATTGGTATTGTATACGGCAACATCATCGAAATCGCCACGCGTGCCCGTATTGCCCGTGGTATTACGGCAACCTAAATAAAACCCCGTTGTTGTTGTGCCCGGTGCAAGCGTTGCCCGGCTTTCAAGGAAAACGCCGTCTTTATACATAATCAGCCCCGCCGTGGTTTCGTATGTTATCGCCCAAAAATGCCAATTGCCATCGCGGGTTATGCTCGCATTTCCGCTGGTTATACGGTTTGATGTCCAGCCCACTTGCCCCTCATACCATAAAAAACCGTTTGCCCATCCGCCATCAAAATAAAAAAGCGTTTCCGCTACGCCCTCCGATGATCTAAACCAAAAACATATCGTTCCGCTTGCGCTTTTCATTTGGAACGATGTATTATATATACCGCACGCCTCATTGTATATAATATGATTGCCCGCGCTATATTTACCCGTTACCCACGTAACCGATCCAACCATTGTGCCCGTGTTGCCCTTACCACTTACATCGGCAACCGTTACCCCGGTATTTTCGTTTAAATGCCATAGCAACATCAATCTATTGTCAAGGCGTGATACTTGCCTTGCATAGCAGGGCACAACCATCAATAATATAAGCAATATTTTTATCATTGTTTACGCCAATATCTCACTATAACGCCAGCGCCAACGGGTATCGTTCCGCTTGTTGGACACCAATTGACAAACGCGCCTATAAATGTTGCGCTATCATTTATATCGTATGTTAACGTTTTCCAGCCCGTTGTTGTTGCCGATGATAGTGAAATTGTGCCTATACTTGTTGCCCACGTGGGCGCGCTTGATGATCCCGTGCTGGCTTTTAATTCCCAATCCGTTGTAATCAACGCCGAATACGGCGCGTATGCCATAATGCCCGTAATTGTAACGCTATCGGGCATAACCCTTGTATCATACGGTATTGTTGCGCTGGCGTAAATATCCTGCATATATCCGCCCAATGTCATATAATACGTGGTTGATCCGCTTGCCCCGGCTGGCGCTGATCCGCCCCCCGATGCCTTGCCCCAACTATCGGAACTCACAAAATGCGTAAACACATCGCCAGCAACGCCAGCATCGCCCGATGTTATATAGCGCGTGTTTAACTTGCCGTAAAACGTTGCCCCGTTTGTCAATACCATTGACGTTCCTTGTATCCCCGCATTAAACGTGGTTGATGATGTCCGGGTTAATGCGCTGGTTGATAAATTAACCGTTACATCGGCAATACCCGAATTGGGCGAAATCGTAATATCCTGCCCCGCTATTATCTTTGAAACGGATACCTCCAAACTGTTTGCCGGGAAATCAATATGCCCATCATACGATCCCCCGCAATTCAATGTCAATATTCTGTCCGGGGTATTGTTTTCATACGCTATCATTGCCACGCTACCGTATTTGCTTTTAAGCGTGTAATTGACGAATAGCGTAAAATAGGCGATGCGTTCCTCTAATGTTGTTGTTATGCCCTGCGGAACTGTTGATGATATAATATTTTCGGGTATCATCGCCGTGCCCGTGCCATCATAAACAACAAATATTATATTTGCCGTGCCCGCGCTCATTGATGCGTAATACTCGCAATTAACGCGCCCGGCTTTGATTTCGGTAATAGCGCCGTAATTTACTACCCACGTTGATATTGTTATTTCCGTTGTTGGCGTTGCCTCGGAAAGCGTGCGCGTTAATGTCCGGGTTGTTGATGGGATGGTTGAACGTGTCATATAATATTGGGGGGCGCTATCAATATCATCGTTTAACGTGAAATAAAACTTTTTAGGGCTATTTTTAAGCGTATCAATATCCGATTGCAAAACCCCGGTTGATATATTATTAGCAAACATATACGCATCCACTATTGTCATTGATGCAATATGATTGCTTGCCAGCGTGCCCGTGGTAATGCTTAAATTGGCGGTTAAGGTTTCGGTTGATACCCGCAAATTCGTTGTAAGCGTTTGAGATGATGCCCTCATATCCCTTGTAATGGTTTCGGTTGATACTCTTAAATTGAGGGCAATAATACCCGTTGACAAACGCACGGGCTCATCCACTATAACAAATGCCCCGGTTGATAAGGAAAGGGCATTTAAACGGGTTGCAACATCGGAGTAACTGCCCGCGGGCGCTGATCCCAACGTAACCTCAACCTTGATAACGGCGCTGGCAATGTCATTGGGCACATCCTCACGCGCGAAATTATCCGCGGTTTCGGGCGCGGTATCTCTGTCCAGCGTGTAAGGGTAACTGCTACCCGTTCCGCTACCGATTTCATTACCAAACCCCAACCCCGCAAGGGCAATCAATATCAATAATGCTTTCCTCATATACGCCGATTTCCTTTCACTTTACGGATTATTTGCTCGCCCATTAAATCAGCCATTGCCCGCGCATATCCTGCCGATGGTATCGGGGGCACGGTAATATTAACTTGCATACCCGCGCCCGCGCCAGCGCCTGCCATTACTTGCTCGGTTTTACTATTGCTCAATATACTTGCGCCGGGCGGTATATACATCAATTCCCGCCCCATTTCGCCAACCATTGCCAGCCCGCCAACGGCTTTGTTTACTCCGCTTGCGTATTGTTGTAAATATATGTCCTGCTTTGCCTGCTCTAATTCGTTAAAACGTTGCATATCCTCCGGGGTTGTTGTGCCTGCATTGGCGCGCTCGCTGATGGCTCTTTGTTCATCCTCAATGCCCTGCATATCCCCGCTATATTTGCCATTATTCCCGGCAACCAATAACCCAAACAGTATCAGCAACGGCGCAAACGCAAGCATTGAAGCGCCCGCGGTTGCAATGGCTGATGCCTGCATTATCGCCATTTCAATTACCCATTTCGCCGATGCCTCGGCAATACTGTTTATGATCGCGCTTTTTATACCGTTGCCGATGGTTGTAAAACTATCGCTTAAATTCTGCCCCTCACTTAAAACCGTTGAAAACGCCCCCGATAAACTGCCCTGCATATTATCAGCAAAATTCTGCCAAGCAACATCCAGCGCCTTTACTTGTTCCTCATCATCCTCCATTTCAAGGATGAGCATTTTTTGTTCCTCGGTTAATTCGTGGACAACGGGTATTTCCTCTTGCGTTTGCTTGGTTGATATATATTGCGCATCGTTTGCCTTTGTCCGGGCTTCGGTTTCCTCTTTTAATTTGGCTTGTAATTTGTGCTTGGCATCGGTTAACTTAACCAACTGCTCGCTTTCCTCTTGGGATATATTCTTTTGCTCGCGTATTTTCTTAATCTCGGCATCATAAAAAGCAATGCGCCCATCCGTTGATTGCATTTGCTTTGCCTGCTCGCCGTTTACGCGATTCATTGCATCAGCCCAATTGCCGTATAACAACACAACCCCGGATACCGCGGTTGCAATCGTTGCAATGGCAAGGGTTATAGGG